GGCTCACAACAGTCTTTTTCAAAGTCAGTTAATTTGTAAGCAAAGCTAGTGTTCTCAATTAACCAGTAATTTACTTGGTCGTTTATTAATTCTTCTCTTGAGCTGAATAATTCGTTCTCGGAATAAGTCTTTAAGTCAGTTGCCGGGTCGTCTAGTTTATACTGGCCCCATCCTTCAATAGGGAAATAGGTGAGCGCTACCGTTGATGAGAGGATGCTTCTACCGTTTACATACCAAACTTTATCACCAGCTTTGTACTTCGTTTTTCTTTTCAGCTCCCATCTAATCTTATCTGTAATACTATCTATTCTCCAGCCCTCGATGATGCATTTGTTAGTCGATGTATCGATTAATTGGTAATGCCCCCTGTCTTGGTAGCCCAGCTCCGCTGTGATAACGTATTCAGTGTTCTGGCACAACTCGTGTGCTTCTTTTAGCCTCTCAAAATCTATCATTCTTTTTCCTTTGTTATAATTCTATCCATTTCTAATAGCGCCTTCTTGCTTCTTCTTCATTTTCATACGGACTCGAGTAGTGATGTGTGCTAACGCCACGGCTCCCATTGTTCCGATGAAGAATATTATAGGTTGTGCTGTTTTCATTGAATCATCCTATTATTGTTAAGTTATTAAGTGGTTAAGTTCGAAGCCAATCTTGCACGTCATTAAGCGTGGCTGGGATAATTTCTTCATGCCCATACATTGATTCGACTATGATTAGTTTATTGCTAGTGTGTGGAGTCGCCTTGCATCCGGCGAACGTGTTAACGTACTGAATCAGTAAGTCTACATTCTCTCTTCGTTGTTCGTTTAATTCGTACATGCTAAAACCCCCAAGAAGCTGCGGTCATAATTGCAATACACATAACTGAACCAGTTATCATGATGTACCCCATTATGTTCTGTGCTCTAACTCTCTTGCTGCTAGGGCTGACATAGCGACGGCTTCTAATCTTCTTGTATGCTGCACATTGTTGTGTGTATGTCATGCTCTTACCCTCTTGATTACGCATATAAAAGACTCATTTGCTTTCGCTCACGGTCTAAATGCTTGAGAGAATAGTATCATGTCACATTTGAGATGTCAACATATTATTTGTGATATATTAATGGAGGGTTGAGTCTATATATAGTAGAGGACTGCGATAATTACTATTTGTGTAGAAAAATGATATCAAATGACGAAGAAAGAGACTAATTAGGGAGGGAGGCCCGGTTTTTGGCGGAGAGTGGTTAATCCGGTGCCCCATAACTCTCCATAGTCCTACACCAGCGCACCCTCAAGTCAACGTCAAGTGACAGTAGTTAGCAATAGCACCCTCACCCAACCCTCACCCAACCCAACCCATCCAACTCAGCAATACCTTTACATCATCGACACTTCCATAGCCAACTCAGCCGCCTTATCAGACTACTCAGATGCCAAACTCAACAACCATCATCAGACTACCCAGCCCTACATCAGCCCTACAGAAACACGCATTTAATTACCCCCGATATTCGTACTTCCTGCTCGACTGCGGAATGTCGTATAATCTACGGTAATTAATCGATAAATATCGGAGAGAATCTAAGATATGTCAAATGAAGAGATAAAGAACGCATGGATAAAACGAACCATGACTTGCAAGAATAGCAGAGCCAAGACACACGAGTGGATGCCAATAGCTAGGTCGCTTTCAAAAGCGTCTGAGAATGTGACTGAAATCATGTGTACAGCTTGCTATGAGATTCTAACATTGGCAGAGATACGCGCTCACAGAGCAAGCCAAAGATTAGAGGAGCCACTTACGTCCGAAGAAATGCCTGATATTTACGAAGTGAAGTCGCTTTTTTAGATTTACCAGCAGAGGTATTATAGTATTGCTTGTAGTAGTCATAGAGCTTCTCTGCATCATCGGCCGGAGGTAGGGCCTCTTTGACTCTGCGATAATGTAATCGACAGATAGCCGAAGCATATAATAAGTCAGACATAAGGCGTGATACATCCGGAATAGTCGATACACCAAAGTTAAGGCCAAGTTGTGATACATAGTTATTATGGTGAATAATATAGTTACGCCATATATCATTATGAGTGTTGGGTTCGCATTGATAAATACCAACTGCAGGCCCACTAATCTGATGCAAGAACGTACCACCATCCGACTCAACCGCACAGGTAAACACTAACAACTCCTCGGCGTCTTTAGAATATAATTGTAAATTTGATAGTGCAGGCGTTATTATGTATTGTCTAAACTGAGAAATATCGAACATAAGATGGCATCCTTTGATAAATGTGATATATAATAATACTATAAAAAGGAGCACTAAGAAATGCCAGTAAATTCAGAAGAGATATATCAATTATGTAGGTTTGGCGGTAAGAAGTATAAAGAAGAAGTCCATTGTCCAATGATAGTTGAAGTAATGAATAACCAAGGGACCATGGCTGCCTTTTGTACTCAAGCTCAAATAGGCGACTCAACCTTTTATAATTGGATGAACAAGCATCCAGTCTTTCATGAATGCTATCGAATAGGATGCATGATTGCCCGCAACAACTGGGAAGAAGAAGGTGAAAAAGGTAAATATGACGAAGAGTTCAATATAGATGTCTGGAAAATACAAGGCGCATCTAGATATGGCATAGGTCGTACTAATCGGGTAAGACTTCACATAGACGCAAAATCCACACCATACGAACAATACCAACAACTAGTTAACCAGGCCACACTAGGAGAATTTAGCGCTGCTGAATTTAAACAGTTAGTGGAAGGCGTTAATATAGGTCTTAGAGCATATGAAGTCCTCGAGCTACAAAAAGAAATAGATGAAATGAAAGACGACCTAAATAAGATGAGTGCAAACAATGGGAACAATCTCGTCTCAATTGCGAAAACTTCGTAAACAGATTCATATTCCTCATAGAATAGAATTCGTTGATAGAGAGATACTAGAAGAAGAATTTGAAGAAAAAGTAATATACGTACATATCTGGATATAGGGGGAGTAATGAGTAAGCTATCACAAGGGCTAAAGAAAATAGAACGTGGTATTGGTGGATTAATACCTCATACGAGCGCGGCTGACAGACGAACACAAATGCAGGCTACGCGCGAACAAATGGATTATTACAAAGAACAAAAAGATACTTTACATAAAGCCAATGAAGACCTAAAGGCGCAAAAGGATTACGAATCAAAACGTTTGCATGAAAAACAAATAAGAGCATTAAGAGGAAGCTATAAACGCTCAAGTGGATTCCTAGGAAGCGAAGCTCCAGCAGCCGAATCAAAACCAAACGAAACTTTAGGGTAATATCAATGGATTACAAAAGAACCATGAGCGGGTTTTCGCTTTTAGAGCAGTTCCAAAAAAGATTCGATTCAGCCCAGGCTAAGGCGCTAGAATGGATGGCGCTACACAGTGCTTGTTACTTCTATGCAATACCGAATCGCGACAAGTTCTGGAGGAGCAAAGACCAGCAAGGCGAAATGCATGGTTCTAGAGTATATGATACGACAGCTATTGAATCAGTGAAAACGTTTGTATCTAAGATGCATACGGCAATGACACCACCGCAAACACAATGGGGTTATTTATCAGTAGATGAAGAATGGGCTGAGAATAATCCAGATGAAGCCCAAGACGCTCAGATTGAACTAGATAACTATATGACTCGATTATTTGAGTTTATACATGACTCTAACTTTGATGTTGTTATAAATGAGTGCTACTTCGATTTATCAGTTGGTACGGCGTGTTTGGTGGTAAACCAGTTCACCGACAAGAATCCGTTGTTGTTCACCTCAATCCCCATGGATAAGCTAGCCGTTGAAGAAGCTATGACAGGTAAGTTAGAGTCTTGGTACAGATGGTGGGAAGACGTAAAGATAAATGAAATTAAAGTTCGCTGGCCTAAAGCGATTATCCCAGAAGACTTAATTTCTGACGTATCAAACAATGCTGATGCAGTCGTTAGAAAGATTAACGAGGGTGTAATGTATGTGCCGAATGAGGTTAGACCATATCATTATGTTGTGGCCACTGAATCAGAGATTCTGTACGAAGAGTATCTTGACATCAACCCCGGGATAACCTGGAGATTTCAAAAAACAAATGACGATATATTTGGTCGCGGCCCTGTAATGGACGCCCTACCATCAATAATATCTTTAAACGAATTAGCTAGAATCGAACTAGCTGCAGCAAACCTAAATACTTTTAAACCATACATGGCTTTTAGTGATGCGGTATTTAATCCTCATACATTTGTAATGGAACCAATGACAATTATTCCAATTGCGCCGCTGGGGAACCAAGGCCCTCCACTAGTTCCGCTACCAGATTCAAGCGCCCCCCAGTTTAGCCAGATGACTATTCAGGACTTAAGGATGCAAATTAAGACCCTGTTGTTTGCAGATTCCCCAATCCCAAATGGGCCAAATGATTCAAAACAACCACCAACAGCCACAGAAGTAATGGCTGGTAACCAGTTGCTTGCCCAGAGAATCGGGCCATTGTTCAGCAGACTACAACAAGAGTTCTTGGTACCTCTTTTAGATAGGTGCTCGTATATTCTTCATAAAATGGGCAAGCTTCCAATTCCAAACATTAAGGGATTGAAGATAAACTTCCAGTATCGTTCGCCGCTAGCACTAGCTAAAGGCCAAGAGCAAATTGCAAGGTTCACACAGTACGTTCAAATATTACAGGGAATATCAGGCCCAGAAGCAACGCAGTTGTTTATTAACTCTGGACAGTACCCATGGATAATAGCGAACCTAATGCAGCTAGACTCAAGATTCTTGAACTCACCAGAGAAGGTGCAGGAAGTGGCACAGCAAATGCAGCAGCAACAACAGCAACAACAAGAAGCCGCACAACAACAAGAAGAACCACAGGCGTCACAAACACAATAAGGAAAAACATGGATTATAAGAGCTTACCCGGGCAAGAGGATTATTGGGATGGTTACACATCCAGTATAAATAAATTAAAAAACAATCCTGATATAGTGGAGTTTGATAGACTTTGCTTTGAAGTATTCAGCAAAACAGAGGCAGGAGCAAAAATACTTAGCGAGCTAACAGAGCGTTATATTATACCGTCCACACCTGCTAAAGATATGACCTCCTACTCGACTAACTGCGTTTACTATGAGGGATTCAGAGACTGTATAAGACTCCTAATCCAATCCACTAAAGGTTATAGCAGACGAAAAGAAGCAGAAGATGCTAAAAAGATTAAAGAAACCCGGGAGAAAAATGAATGAGCTTATTCGATGAAATAATAGATGGAGCCAACACAGAGATAGGTGATACTAATGCCAGTATTCAAGCAGGGCCTGAAGGTGCAGCAACAACAGAAGCAGCAACTGAATCCGCAGAATCGACTTGGAACTGGGATAAATCCACTCCAGGAACAGGAGAGAGACCCGACTGGCTTCCAGCAAAATATAAAAGCGCTGAAGATGTTGCAAAGGCGTACTCAGAACTCCAGAAAAAGCTTGGGAGTGCTCCAGACAAATACGATTGGTCTCAAGGACAGAATTGGATAGACCCTGACTATACGCCCTTCCTGGAAATGGAAGATGTGTTCCGTAGCAAAAACGTTCCGCAAGAAGCGTTTGATTCAATGCTAGGTACGGTTGGAAAGTTCCTAGATGAGTTCAAGATAGATATGGAAGAAGAGAAAAGTGCCCTTGGAGAAGATGCCAAAGAACGTCTAATGACACTTAATAATTGGGCTAAAGCAAATTTCTCTGATGATACCTATCATGCAATAACCGAGAACATGCGCACAGCATCTGCTGTAAAAGCAATAGAAGAAATGAGGATAAAAATGATTGACGGAAATACAACAATACCAACAGGCAATGAAGCCCCTACCCCAGCATACACGGTTGATGATGTGACACGGGAAATGCAAGAAAATCTAACTAAGTATAAGGAAGACCCAAAATACAGAGCCGAAATCCAATCGAAGTTTAATAAGATTTCAGGAAGCTCTGGATATGTTGACAAGCATTACTAAGTGAATTAATATTAGTACAGTTCATTCAGTTTTAATGCCATTTACATTTCACAACGTCGAAGGTAATGCATCAAACTGACTATGAGGACACCTTATATTTGCCAGGCCCCGAAAGGGATACCCTGGGTGCATTTAAGCCCTTGTTAGCGAGACTAGTTTTTTAACTATTTATAACTAATGAGGGTTTACCATGTCTACATCATTGACGAATGTCCAGCAAATTGAGTTTGATGCACTCGTAAAAGCAGAATACCGTTCACGCGGATTTTTATTACGTGATTCAATTAGAATGAAAAACAACGTAATTGGCGCATCTATAGAATTTAGGAAAGTTGACCAGGTAATTGCTGTGCCAACAGCTTACTTGCAAGCAGTAACTATCCAAGACCCTGACTATACAAAAACAACTGCAACTCTAGTTAAATATACTGCACCAACAGCAGTGGATGAAGTTCAAGAACTTACAGTTAACTTTGATGCAAGAATGGAAAATGCGCTATTAGTAGCACAAGCTATGGGTCGTCGTTCTGACCAAATAGTTATTGATGCTTTAAACGCAGACCCAGGCGATACAATTGCCAATGGCGGTACTAACTTTAACTACTCTAAGTTTACACAAGCCTTGGAATTCTTTGATGACAATGCCGTACCTCTAGCCGAAAGATATGTTGCAATGTCTGCATCTAACTTTAGAAGCCTACTTGGCGATGACCAATTCGTTTCTACTTTTTATACAAAAAATGATGTTATCGACAGGGCGAGAATCCGTGATTACTTAGGTTTTAATGTTGTTACTATTCCACAAATGACAGAAGGCGGCTTACCTAAAACAGGAAACATTCAAACTGCATTAGCTTGGCATAAAATGTCTACTGGTATGGGTATTGGTGAAAACTTCAGAACTGAAATTAACTATTTAGCTCAAAACACAGCATGGTTGATAAACGGTGTATTCAGTGCCGGCGCGGTGGTTATTGATAACCGCGGTGTTCTTGCAATTGACTGCGACGTTTCAGTTTAATCTTACCCTTATTTAGGAGAAACAATCATGGCTTTTGATATAAAACGTTTTACCCGAGTTAGTTTAGCCGATAATACTGGTTTAATTACTCTTCAAGATTCTAGTTTAGCTAACGGTCCTGGCT